GACTGACGCCAAAGTCGAGCAGATGCCGCAAAGCCTTGAGCCTTGTGTGCGCTGCCTCGGGCGCGTCGGCGTTTGCTTTTTCGTCGAGCAGAGTAATGCAATCGAAAGGTGTGAATGATGAAACATGCTTTCGAGATAGAGCTGGCAGAAATTGCTCGAGCACGTTGCGGCGCGCGCGCTGCGTTGACTTGGCCAGGCCGGCGAAGCCATGCCACACGTAGTATTGGCTGGCAAGCCATCGCCATGTGCCGACCGCGTCGGTAGCAAGTGGATTGCTGGCAGCAATACAGGCCGCGTATTCGGCGTAGAACTCTGCGCTGCCCGGCTCGGCATAAATCCGCACTCGAGGCGCATCGCCTCGCCGGAAGTATGTGTAGCCTCGTTCGACTTTGATATACGGCAGTTTGTCCATGTCATGCACCAAGAATAAAGAACCGCAGCGGTTGCTTAAAGTGAAGTGCGTTTCAAATCTGAGTGAAACGCGTTTCACCTTTTTTGAAAGATTATTTCAAATCAAGTAATGCGAGAGGCCTTGCTTTCAGCAACCGTCATAACGTGCATGCTGTCAGCGAAATCACGGAGTTCGGGCATATCTAAAATCTTATCAACGCGGTCGATAAAGAGCTCAATCGATGCGTCGTTTAGCGTGTAATGCTGATCGAAAATACCAGCGGCGATCCCGTCGTTTGTGAATTTCCGCAGAAACGGTTTCGACACTGCTAGATCATGCTCTAAGTCAGAGCGACTGCGGTTTTTCCCCGACAATGTGTAGAAGACGAGGTACATGTAGGCAGTGATCGTCGTGTCGGATTGATACCAAAAAGCCTCTACACTCGAAGTAGCCTCTCCGTCACGCACACGTTGCTCTGCGCTGCGGCGAAATCGCTGAAGAGCTGTGATGAACATAGCCCACCGAAATTGTGTGCTGCGCCGCATCGTTTTGCGCGCAATCACTCGGTCATCAGCTAACTCGTCTTGCGAGGGAAATGTGAAACGCGTTTCACTTTGCGCTGAAACGCGTTTCACCTTCTGTGAATTGTTTTCGGTTTTGCTCATGTTACGTCCTCACTTCACTGCTTGATAACGACGGCGGATATTTGCGACGGCAGATAGCGCCCATTTTGTTTTGCCCTGGGCGGTTTTAACGCCGCGCGCGTCAAGCCCTTTGGCTATCTGCTCGAGCGTCACGCATCCGTACTCCTCGAGCTCCTCGATGATCGGCCCAACCTCCAGGGCAAATTCATCGGCGCGGCTTGCGACAAATTTTCCCGCGTGTTTTGCGCCCGCGCTTGGGTCAGGACTGCCGAGCACCTGGCCACGCGCCTTGGCAGCAGCCAGGGCGGACTTCGTGCGCGACGAGATGTTCGCCGCCTCGAACTCCGCGACGTTTGCCAGGAGCTGCAACATGAAGCGCGTTTGCGCCGGGTTGCCCATATCGGGGATGTCGCACGCGATCATTGGAACGCCGCTGTCGATGATCTTCGCCAGAAACCCGACGTTACGCGTTAGGCGGTCGAGCTTGGCGACGATGATCGTGGCGCCAGTGTCGGCGCACATTGCCAGGGCGCGCTTGAGCTCGGGTCGGTGCCTGTCGGTACGCTTGCCGCTCTCGACCTCGGTGAACTCGGCCAGCAGCTCCCAATCGCCACCGTTGAGATGGTCTTGCACCGCTTTCTTCTGGCCCTCGAGGCCAAGGCCTGAAGCACCCTGGCGCTTGGTGCTGACGCGGTAATACGCGACGAACTTTCCTGTGTGTGGTGCCATCACGCGCTCCCGGTCGGCTCATCGCCGCGTATCTCTGCGGCTTTGATTATTGCCTCGGCCTTTGCGCGCTCGACAGTCTCAGCGTCGAAGCCAGCAGCTAACTGCTCGGCGTAGTCGACCATGTCTTTAGCTTTATCGCCAAGCTCGACGGGCGCTGAGACTGCAAGCGCTAGCGCCATGACAAGCGCGTCGTATTCGTTCGTGATTTCGCTCATGCTGATCCCCTTTGAATTCTATAAGTTCCGCAACGGTACTGTTTGAGGTTTGGAATTACAAGGCAAAGCATAGACGCTTCGATACGGTATGCCCTTGCCCTTGGCCCAGCGCACCGCGCGCTCGACGCCTCGGTTTGGGTCGCCGTGCAACCAGGTGAAGGCGGTGAACTCGAGGCCGTCGGCGCGCACGATCTTGATTTCGTAGGTCATGCGCGCACCGCCTTGTCGAGCAGTTCCTCGCCGGTGCGCTCGTCCGTCACGGTGAGATAGGTGAACGCGCTTTTGCCCGACGCGGCGACCGCCTTCGCGATCCGATCCGCCTCGGCTAGCGCTTCGTCCGCAGCAGCAAACGTCGACGTATTCACGCAGCCATACGCGGTCCAGTTGAGGGTAAACGGTTTTTCCATGTCTGCCTCCTATGCGGCGATGTCGAACAACGGCAGGCCGATCAGCTCGAGCGGCTCCGTTGTCCTGGGGGTCGGCTTGAACTCGATGATTTCTGCAGTCGGCGCGGGCTTATAGGCGCCGGTCGCGACGTAGGCGTTACGCAGGACGCGGTAGATTGCGCGCCACTTGTTGCCGTGGACCGTGCCGCGTGGGCCGTAGCTGCGGCCGGCGATCTCGAGCGCGCCGCAGTTGTAATCGATAACGTGCGCCAGCTCGTGGCACAGCAGCACAGCTAGGGGCGCCAGGGCGTCGTCTGGGTCGCCGTAGAGGTCGCCGATCTCGGGATCATTGGCGATGCTGGTGTACTCCAGCCAGGCAGCGCGGCCCTCTTTGACCGGCGCCATGCGCGCCAAGATTTTGGTCCGCTTCGGGCGCGGTCGGCTTTTCTCCCAGGCGGCAATGCAACTGGCGCCCGGCTTAACGTCCCACCCGATGCCCTTCATCGCGATGCTCATCCAGGGCGCGCCGTCTTTGATGCCGCCGTTGCTGCGGCCATCTCGGTTCGCCATCCGCAGGACCAGCCGACGGCCGAGGCTGTCATCACACAGCCCCTCCGCCTTGGCGATCTCGAGGATTTCTTTCGTCATCCGGCGAACTTCGTTTTTCATGGTTATCCCTCCCCTATGACGCCCGAGCGACGCGGCTGTTGAAGCCGTCGACCGCGTCGATGATGTTGTCGAAGTAATCGCCCCAGAAGCGTTCTCCGTATTTGTTGACGTACCAAGTCGCGTATGGCGTGACCTTGTTGGTCGTCAGCTCACACAAAACGATCAACCCGTCGTCGGCTCCGTATTTCACGCTTGAGATTTCTTTAATCATCTTCCTGATCCCTTCTCTGTTTGTTCACTAACTGTCTCGGTACCTATGTGGTGCCGTTGCGGTATGATTACAATACCCAAACGTTACATTTGTTGAAATAAAATGAAACACAAGCATTTGCATCTATCCGAAGACGTGTCGGAGGCCCTCGAAACTGCGGCAAAGCAAGGGCGACGCACGCAGTCGAGCCTGGCTGACGAATTGTTGCGTGAGGCGCTGGCATATCGGCCGCGCGGCCAGGTGAACACGATCCCCACCAGTGAGTAATCCCTCGAAGGCCAAGGGGTCGGGCTACGAGCTCGAGGTCGTGCGCGCGCACCAGGCGCTCGGCATCGAGGCGATCAAGACGCCGCTCTCCGGCGCGCTCGGCGGCCGGTACTCAGGCGACGTCCAGATCGCCGGGCTCATTGGAGAATGTAAGCGCCGGCGCAAGGGCTACTCGAGCCTCTACAAGGCGCTCGAGCAAGGCACCGGCAGCGACATCATGTTCGCGCGCGACGACCACCGCAAAACGCTCGTCATCATGCCCTGGGAAACGTGGGCGGCGATCCTTGGCTGGCTCGAGTGGGCAAAGAAATACCCGGCGCAACCGGGTTCCGCGGATGGCGGCTCCATCCGGCAAAATGATGAGGAAAAACATGAAAATAACAATGGATAAAAAATTCGAGGTTTTGAAAACCATCGAACAGCACGGCCTTAGCGAAAGCTATGGTGCTGAAACTTTTTGGGCATACGACGACGGCTGGAACGACGCCCGCGTCGCTAAACAATGCCGCGTCCCAACACAAAGCGTAAACCGCTGGCGCGGCCTGGTGTTCGGCAAAATAGCGAATGTGCAGAGCGATAACATAGCGATTGCGGCTTTGCTGCGGCGTGTCGATGAGCTCGAGCGTGATGTGCGAAAGTTACAAAACTCAATTCAGTCCACCCTTTTAGAAACAACATCGACGCGACCTAGCGTCGCAATGAACGGAGCAAAATAATGGATAATCCTTTTGACGCATTGGACGCTAACAGCGGCGCGTACTTCTCCTGGGGCTCACAAGCTAAATCGTGGAAGATCGACGGCGTGGAGTGTCAGCTTTCAGGCTTTATGATTGACCCGGCCAGCATCAAAACGGGCTACGGCAAGCTAGGCAAAGGTGAAACGCCGGATTGGGTCTGGGCCGAGGTGCCAGGCACAAAAATGACGCCGCCATCCGAGGATCACAAGGTCGCCGTGTATCTCGATGTGTATGTGACCGAGGCAGATGGCGCGCCGAGCGAAGGCTGGAAGCCTTGGGCAACCAACGCTCGAGCCAGCCGCGAGGCAATCAAGTCGATTTGGGCCGAGATCCACAGCGGAGCGGTCAAGAACAAGGGCAAGGTCGCGGTAGTCAAGGTGACAGGAAGCAAGTCAAAAGAGTTTGGGCCAGCGGTCGTCAACGTGCCCGTGCTCGAGCTCACAGGCTTTGCGGATCGTCCTGGCGACGCAGCCGTTGCACCTGCCCCCTCCCCGTCCTCCGATGACGACGACCTGTTCTAGGCCGCGTCATGGAGGATTGGGGATCGTATATCCTACCAGCCGCCAGGGCTGCGTGGGGGGAACCGTCGAGTGTCGGTGAGATCGAGTGTCGCTTCGGCGCACACGGCTCGAAGGCCATCCGCCTCGATAAAGGCGTGTGGACCGATCACGAGACGGGCGAAAGCGGCGGCGTCGTGGACCTTGTGCGAACTCACCTGATCCCCGTGGGTGAGCGCGAAACTCACGGCGCCGTTGCGCGTTATTTACACAAAGAATTTGGCGCGCCGCTCGATGACACGGCGGCGCCGGCGGAAGATATGAGCGTGTTCAAGCCTGGCATGAGGCTCGTCGACACCTACTGGTATATGAACGAGCGCGGCGAGAAGCATCTCCGCGTCGAGCGGCACGAAGACGGCGCCGGCGACAAGACGTTTCGCCAATACACGGCGCGCAATCTGACGCCGGGCAAAGACAGCGCGTATTACGCGGTGCCGTACCGCCTGGACAACATCCTGGCGGCGCCAAACAGGTCAGTATTCATCGCGGAAGGCGAGAAGTGCGTCCACGCGCTCGAGCAAATCGGGTTGCTGGCGACGTGTAACCCTGGCGGCGCAAAGAATTGGCATGTCAGCCTGGGCAAGTGGCTCGACGGCCGGCGCGTTGTGGTGTTGCCGGACAACGACCAGGCGGGCAGCGATCACGCAGACGACGTAATCGAAAAGCTCAAGCCGTGGGCCAGCGAGATACGGCGCGTCGAGTTGCCGGGGCTCGAGCACAAGGGCGATGCGGCGGACTGGATCGCGGCGGGCGGCACAAAAGAGCAGCTCATAGAGCTGGTGCAAAGCGCTGCATGTATCGACCTTGGCGAGATCGACACGCGCTACAAGTACGCGGACCTGGTCGACATGCTCGAGCGCGAACCGGCGCATTGGCTTATCCCAGGCTATTTGCCGGCGTCATCGCTTGCAGCCGTGTTCGGCGCGCCGGGGAGTTACAAATCATTCCTGTGCCTCGACATGCTGTTGAGCCTGGCTCACGGGACTTGGTTTGCCGGCCACAAGTTACAACAAGGCTATGTCTGCTATGTCGCGGGCGAAGGCGGTGGCGCGCTGCGCAAAAGAATAGGCGCCTGGCACCAGCATCGAGGCATTGAGCCGCAACGCGGCGTGTTTGGCATCATCGAGGAGCCGGTGCCGCTGTCGGAAGAAGGCGCAATCGAGGCGCTAATTGCGGACCTCGAGGCCATGCGGCGGCGCAAACCACTGCGCGCAATCTGCTTTGACACACTAGCGCGCTGCATGAGCGGCGACGAGAACAGCGCGACGGATATGGGCGAGGCAATCCGCGCCCTGGACGCGGTAAAGGCGCATTTCGCGCCCGATGTGAGCGTCATCGCGGTGCATCACGCAGGAAAGAACGAGGATCGCGGCCTCCGGGGCTCGTCAGCACTCCTGGGGGCGCTCGACACAGCATTGCAGTGCAAACGCCAGGACACGCAGCTACAGGTCATCACGGAGAAGATGAAGGACTTCGAGCCCAGCGAACCGGCATGGTTTCGCGGCGAGAAGGTTTTTTATCAGCGGCATATCCTTGACGACGCGGAGAGCAGCATCGTGCTCGAGCAACTGGATGATGCACCAAAGATCGAGCAAAAGCTCACACCGGCGCAAAAAGAGGCGATGAAGGCATTGCATGAGGCCATGCTCGAAAGCGGAGCACACAACATCAACGGCATTGAGCGTCGAAGCGTCTCACTCGAGCAGTGGTGGCGCATGGCTGACGGCTTCCAAATCAGCACCGGAAACGACGCAAGTCGGCGTCGAGCATTTAAGCGGGCGGTGGAAGTTTTGCACCAAATCGGGCGCGTCGGCGTCAGGAACAAGCGGACATGGCCAAACGCCGAAAATCAGGCAATCGGACAAGCACCGGACACGAAATCAGACAAGGTGGACTGGGGCTAAAATGAACAAAACCAAAGGGTTACACAAAAAGCGGACAAGCACCGGACAAGCATTGGACAAAACAACGCCGCAGACAGGGGCAAGCGGACAGACAGACACCACTATAGTGTCTGTCGTGTCTGTCCGGTCCCCCGCGTCATGTCTGGAAGACCTTGATCGTATCGCTACAGAAATGGAATTAGTGTGGGGCGGTAATTTACAAAACCACGTCGCGCCGGAATTGAAAGCCAAGTTCGAGGCGCAGAAGCTAAAGCTCGATGACGCGATTGCGTCGGATGATGACGAGCTGATTGCGAAACGTGCCAACGCGATGGCGAGGGCGTGGCGCGCACTCGATGCGGCAGCTCGAGCTGATGGCATCAAGCCAGCCGACGAAGCGTTGTGGATTGGAAAGCGACGCGACGGTGAGCTCGTGTGCATTTACACCTCGGCGGTGTCGTTCGGCGCTTTGCCTGACCACATGCCGCGCTTTTACATTGACGAGCTGGTGAACATGATCCCGGTGGCGGCGTTGAAGGCGAAGGCGGAGTGGCCTGACGCCACAATCGAAGGCATCAGCGCCAAGGAGCTCGACGATGAAATCCCCTTTTGATGGCAAGCCCGATACGCGGCTTTACGCCATTGTGCCAGCTCGAGCGATCCAGGACGACGCGCTGCATGCCACAAGTCTGCGCGTCCTAGGGGCATTGTGCCTTCACGCCAACAAGTATGGCATATGCTGGCCGAGCAGGATCACGGTGGGTCGTCACATTAGCCGGAGTGTGAGCCAAGTCAGCGAACATTATAGTCGCCTGGTTAAAGCGGGTTATCTGCGCCGGTTACAGGGCAAGGCGTACCCAGTGCCGCGCAGACAGCCTGGGCGCTGGTACACAGCGCGGTTTCAGGTGCTCTACGAGGGCGCTGAAACGCCAATGCCGACCTACGAGCAGTTCATCAGCCCAAAGCCACGCATCGTGGCAGAGCTCGATGAGGCTCCCGCTCAAAGGGCGATGGATAAAAGTAAGGGGGTCCGGGGGATGCAGGCAAAATCACTCGCACAGGCGTTCTG